ATTTAGTTGTGAGATATCTACCACTATGAATTTAGGTGGTGATGATTGGCCAATATATCTAGAACCAAATCCTAAAAAAGGTGGTGTTAAACCAGGTGTCGGTTATGTATCAGAGAATACAAAAGGTATTAAAGTAGATTTAAAACCAGGCGATATGTTGGTTTATTCTGGCTGTGAGCTAGAACATTGGAGAGAAAAATTCAAAGGCAAAGAATGCGTACAGGTTTTTCTGCATTATAACAATCGTAAGACCCCAGGAGCGAAGGATAATATGTTTGACAAGCGTCCACATTTAGGTCTTCCTTCTTGGTTTAAACGATGATATAATTCTTAGATGGAGGCTGTGTCACCACCACATACCACACAGTCTCCTTTTAAGGATTATAATATATGTTTTTTGGCGGAACTTCATTTGCAGGAGCACCTTTTGGAGACTCAGGATTTAACCCTAACGCATTTGTAAGCGTAAGTGGGTCCAGAATTAATGAATCAACAGGTACAGTAGGTTTAGTAGGTAATGCTAATATTAGTGTTACTGGCAATAGACTTAATTTTACTATTGGTAATGTAACTATTATTGAAGGTACAGGTGTTATTGTATCTCCTGATGGTAGTCGTTTAAATCTTACAAGCGGTGATCCAACTATTGTTGGAAAAGCACTAACAGTTTTAACAGGGTCTAGAATAAATTTAAGCACTGGTACACCTACTTTTGCATTTAAATATCCTGTAACTGGAAGTCAAATTAATACAAGCACAGGAAATGTTACTACTGTAGGTAAAGCAACTATATTACCAAATGGTTCACGAGTAAACTTTAGCACTGGATCTGTTACTATATCTGCAGATGCAAACTTATCTGTTACAGGAAGCAGAGTCGATGTATCGGTAGGAAACGTTACAACTAAAGCAAATGCAACTGTAACAGTAACTACAAACAGACAAAATATTTCAAGTGGAACCGTAACTATTGTAGCAAAAGCAACAGTTTCTCCTACAGGAGAAAGATTAAATATTGCAGATGGTTCTGTATTAATTAAAAAATGGGATGGTATTGTACCAGGAGCTGAGATGACTTGGACTCCAGTACAAACATCATTAGGATAATATATGTATTTTGGAGGAAGCACATTTGCCGGAGCACCATTCGCCGATCCAGGTGGTGTAAGTGTATTTGTTGCAATATCCGGAAATAGAGTTAATGTAAGCACAGGAACCGTAGGTATTTCTGCTTCTGCTAGAATATTACCAGGAGGTTCTGAAATAGAAATATCAGTAGGTAATGTAGTTGTTAAAATAGGTCAAACAGTACCTGTACAAGGATATAGAATAAACCTTGCAACTGGTACCGTTTCTGTGATATCATGGAATCCGATAGTTCCAGGAGCAACGGGTACCTGGGTACCTATTGACCCGAATAATCCGTAGGAGAAATATATGGCATCAAGTACGTCAAGTGACTTAAAACTAGAATTAATTACCACAGGTGAAAAATCAGGAACCTGGGGTACTATTACAAACACAAATTTACAAATATTAGAACAAGCATCATCCGGATATTTATCGCTTGCAGTAGGTGGAGCAGACGTTGCTTTATCTTTAGCAACTCATGCTACAGCAAATGGTAAAAATTTATACTACAAATTAACTGGTACATTAACCGCAAACAGAACAGTTACAATGCCTGACGGTGCTGAAAGAGTATTTATTGTAGAAGATGCAACAGCAAGATCAGCTTCTAATTATACACTTACAGTTAAAACAGTTTCAGGAACAGGTCTTGCATTACCTATTGGATCAACAACAGTTTTATATTCAGATGGTACAAATATTACAGGAAAGCTACAAACAAAAGGATATTATACACCAACTACTACGTACACTACAGTTAATGGTGACCAAGTGTTAGTGGATACTTCTGGAGGTGGTATTGGTACTGCGATTACACTTAATTTACCAGCTTCTCCTGCAATAGGAAATGAGGTTACATTTATTGATAGTGGTAATAACTTTGCATCTAACAACTTAACAATTGGAAGAAACAGTTCCAATATTTTAGGTAGTGCTTCAGATTTAGTGGTTTCAACTAATAGTTCTGCATTTACTTTAGTATATGTTAATGCGACTAGAGGCTGGATTTATAAAGATAACATATAGGAGCACGGATCATGGCTCTTCTTGATTTTCAATTTGTCCCAGGAATTGACAAACAAAATACAACAGTAGGTGCTGAACAACGTTGGGTAGACTGTGACAACGTAAGATTTAGATATATGTTACCTGAAAAAGTTGGTGGCTGGTCTTCACTTATTACAGATACAATTGTTGGTGTTGCAAGACGCGAGTTTGCATTTGTTGATTTAGCAGGTAATAGATATGTTGCTATTGGAACAGACAAGTTTCTACTTATTTATTTTGAAGGACAGCTTTACGATGTTACGCCTTTAAAGACTACATTAAGTTCTTGCACTCTTGCAACAACATCGGGTTCGGCAGTTTGCTCTATTACAAAAGCAAGTCATGGTTTAAGTGCAGGGGATATTATATTATTAGACAATGTAACCTTACCAGCGGGTACAGGTTATGCTAATTCAGATTTTGAAGATAAATTATTTCAAGTAACAAGTATTACAAGTTCAAGTGTCTTTACAATTACACAAAGCTCAAATGCATCTGCAACAGTTTCAACAGGTGGTAGTTTAGAAGTTAAACCTTACGAAACAGTTGGTCCTTCAGCACAGTCATATGGTTATGGTTGGGGTACAGATACTTGGGGAGCAGGAAACTGGGGTGAAGCATCTTCTGCAACCGATGTAACACTAGAACCTGGTTTATGGTCATTAAGTAATTTTGGTCAAGTATTAGTTGCAACAATTGCAAATGGTAAAACGTTTACTTGGAATGCAGGAGCAACAGATCCTTTAACTGTAAGAGCATCAACATCTACTTCAGGTTTTGCAACTACAAATAATCCAACTGCAACAAGGGTAACACTGGTATCACCAACAACAAGACACTTAATTCATCTTGGAACAGAAACAACTATTGGTACACCATCCACACAAGATGATATGTTTATAAGATTTTCAGAACAAGAAGACATAAATGATTATACAGTAACTGCAATTAATACTGCTGGATCACAAAGACTTCAAGATGGCACAAAAATTATGGGTGCTTTAAAAGCAAAAGAATCAATTCTAGTTTGGACAGACAATGCATTATATACAATGAAATTTGTTGGTGCTCCTTTTACATTTGGATTTGAACAAGTTGGTACTAACTGTGGATTGATAGGCAAGAATGCAGCTGTTGAAATAGATGGTGTAGCTTATTGGATGTCTACAAATGGTTTCTTTGCGTTTGATGGTACGGTTAAATCTTTACCATGCACCGTTGAAGATTATGTTTATGATCAAGCAGATACAACAAAAGGACAACAAGTATATGCAGGTTTAAATAACCAATATACGGAAGTAACTTGGTATTATCCATCAACAAATTCTGAATACAATGATCAATATGTTATATTTAATTATGGAGAAAGTGGGCCTAGAATACCAGGAGGTGTTTGGTATATAGGTACAGAAGCTAGAACAACTTGGATTGATGCAACGGTATATCCTAATCCTATTGCAACTAAATTCAATGACAGCGCTACAGGAACCTTTCCAGTTATTGTTGGGGAATCAGGGCTCGGGCAAACTACTTTATTTGAACACGAAGTAGGAACTGATCAGGTCAATCCTGATGGTAGTACAACAACAGTTACATCTTTTATACAATCCTATGATTATGATTTACAACAAAGAATGAGAGGTCAAGCATATTCTGTAGCAGGAGATGTTTTTCTTGCTGTCAGAAGATTCTTACCTGACTTTAAAAATCTTGCAGGCAATGCAGAAGTAACACTTGCAGTTAAAAGATATCCATCCGACTCACAAACAACAACAGCATTAAGTCCTTTTACAGTTACAACTTCTACTCAGAAAAAAGATACCAGAGCAAGAGGAAGGTTTGTTAATATAAAAATAGCAAATACCGATGTTAGTGAATCTTGGAGATTTGGAACTATGAGATTAGATATACAACCCGATGGGAGAAGATAATGGCTAAAATAGTAGTAAGATTACCAGAACCAAAAAAAGAATATGATGAATCTAATCAAAAACAAATTAATAGAGCAGTTGCTTTAGTTGTAGAACAATTAAATTCTACATTTTTAGATGAACTTAAACAAGAAACAGAAAGATTTACTTGGTTTAAATCTTCAGGAAGGAATAGCTAATGGCTAATATATACAAAAACGCTAACTTTGATCTAAACTCAACATCGGTAATAGATGTGTATACTTGTCCATCTAACTCTAGAGCTATAATACAAAATATACATGCAGCTAATGTTGGTGGTGGAAACACAGAAATAAAAGCTTTTATATATGATAATTCAGTAACAACTGCTTTTCAATTTGCTGAACATACTGTAAACTCAGGAGATTCTAAGTCTATCGCTGATGGCTCAATTGTGTTAGAAGAGAATGATAAATTACAACTACAAGCTGCTACAGCAGATATATTTGAAGGCACTTGTGCAATATTAGAAATAAACAGAGAATAGGAGAAGTAATGGCGTTTATAGAAGAAGGTGAAGTAGCATACACAATAATAAATGGTAAAAAAGTACCTGTTGTAAAATGTGAAACAGAAGTAGTATTAAGAAACACACAAACTAATTATGAGTATAATTCAGACAAAGAAGCAGAAGATGATATTGCTAATCCTGAAACAGTTACTCAAAAAGAACACGTAACAAGATCATTAAAAGTTAAGGTAGCAGCAATGCCACCATTAGGAGCAGGGTCAGAATAATGGTTCTAAGTCCATACGATCAATCAGTATATGATGCAGGGTATAAATATATACCTCAAAGTCAATATCTGTTAAATCCATTTCAAGTACCAGCAGGAAACGAAAACGAAGTTCCTTCAGGTCTACCTGCTATATATCAGCCAGGTGGTTCAATGGGTGGCGGTGGAGGTGGAGCATTACAAGCTAACTCTCCAATGACGGACTATAATAATTTTTATAAATATACATCAGATAAATATTTTAATAATCAAGCTACACCTAATGTAGATGATTTATATCAAAGTAAAGTTGATCAAACTTTTATGGGTATGCCAAGCTATAGACAACAAGAACTAACTGGTCCAGATATGGGTGAATATATTGGAACAGGAACTGACATTCCTTTAGAACAAACTATGGCAGGTAGAGTTCAAAATACTCTAGGAAATGTTACAGGCGGTATTCAAGATCTAATGGGTAAAGTAGGTGGCCTAGGTCCAGTAAGTTTTTTAATGAATAAAATGGATAGGTTCGATACATTATCACCAACTGATCAAGAATTTATTAAAATGAATATGGGCTACAGGGGTCCAACAGTATTTGGTTCAAATGATTCAGGATTAAGTAAAGATCCTTTTGGTTTAAATACAAGATCTGCATTTGGTAATTATGCTGAAAGAGTTGGTGTAGAGTATGATAAACTTGGTGATATGCTAGGTGGAAAAATGTCAGAAAAATATGGTGTTGAATTTGATCCTGAAACAGGAACTTTCGTAGGTAAAAATGCAGCGTACGCTAATAAGATGAACAAAATGAATTTAGCTAAATATAACTTTTACAAACAACAAACACTAAGAAGAGATTTAGATAGAAAAACTGCAGAAGCAAATGCTAGAAGAGAAGCTGAAAGAAAAGCAGCTGAATCTAGAGCAGAATCAGCAAGACAATATGACTCTAATGTACATGGTCCAACTAACTATGGACTAGGTAGTGATGGCCGGCAATCTTATGATTCAGGCCAAGGATTTGGTACCAATGCAACATCGGGTGGTCCTGTAAGTAATAGAACAGGTAGAGGAAGAACTGATTATATGGACGGTGGACTAGCAGATCTAGTAGATATATATGATTGATTATAGGAGAAAAAGACTATAAAAAGGTAAAATTATGGCAATTTCAAGAATGGATATGGAAAGACAACTTAGAGCTGGTGGCGGCATTATGCAATTAGAAGAGCCAAGACAAAGATATTTTCTAGGTAAGATTGTAAAAAAAATTGGAAAAACTGTAAAGAAAGTTGTTAAATCACCATTAGGTAAAGCAGCTTTAACAGGAGCCATGATGTTTGGTATGCCTGGAACAAGTTTTGGTGGACTATTAGGTAGAGCAAAATTAGGTGGTGCAGCTTCTGGTATTTTTGGAAACACCGGTGGTATTGGTGCATTACTTGGACAAGGTGGTAAGTTTAGTACACTAGGAGATTTATTTAGAGTAGGTGGTAAAGAAGGAGCTAAGTTTAGTATACCTAGAATATTAGGTGGACTAGGTGCAGGAGCAGCAGTAGCAGCACCATTCTTTATGGGTGAAGAAGAAGTTGACGAAGGTACACCTTATACTATGGCACAGCCAATGATAGAAGATGTAAGAAGTCAAGCTAGAAAATATTATAACGATCCAACAAACTCTGCATTATACTTTATGCCTCCTAAGTCAGCTATACAAAGTTCTTTTTACGCTGATGGTGGACTAGCTAGTCTAAGACCGGGTTATAGAATAGGTGGTGGTGTATTACAAAAAGCAGGTCAGATGATAAAATCTGGTGTAGGTAAAGTTAAATCATTATTTGATGATGCTGATATAA